CGTATCCATTTGTACGAAAGGTTTTACTGGCATGGGTATAATCTCTTAACCCGTTGTCGCCAATAAAACCTTTTAGAAAGTTTTGTCCAAAACTCATTAGACTACTTAGGCGCCTTGCGTGCCACCTAAGCCGGTTACTGTGCCTAGTGTAGTACCAAGGATAGTGCCTGTTTCGCCAACACCACCACCAACAACCTGGTTGGCATTGTCAAAGGTAATACTCAGTGCAATGGTCATTGCTTCACTGGTTGCGTAATTGGCATCACCATAGTTTACTTCTTTCAAGTAGCAGCCATACAATTCCCATGATTCAAGCACAGTCGGAGCAACAGCACCATTGCCACCGTCAAGTACTTCAAACTTGGTTGTGAACTTGTAATCTGCACCTGCAGCCGCTGATGCCATTTCAAAGAAGTCCAATTGTTTCTGCAGTTGTGATCCAACCAGTTGTTGTACATTGGCTCCGGCATCGTCACGCAAGTTACAACTTACATCGCCCCATGAGTGCTTGCCAGCCATTTTAAGAGTGGAGTTATAGATTGGAATATCTATGTTTTCAAATGTCACTGTTGGGCGTGTAAAGTCAATGACCTGTTTGGTCATCTCGGTAACCGGACCACCTTGCACACCAAAATTTTCAAATATCACTCGGAAGCGATATTTTAATTTTGGCATTAATATGCCTGTACTGCCTTGGCTAGCGTCACTTGCCAAGGGTACTGTCATTTTGTTTAACGATGCTGAAGCCATAATTTTTATCCTCTGTTACTGTTATTTATGTTATCTATACGTGACTAAAAATAGGGACCGGGTCCCTATTTTATTAGCCTCCGGCAGCAATTTCTCCGGTGTTCTTGATACGAACTGGAATGTAGATAAACTCAACAGCCTTGACTGGCTCAATGGCAATATCAACATACAATTCGTTGCGATCTATACGTGCAGGAGTGTTGTTTGATGCATCGCACACCACTAGATAGTCATAGATACCACGTTTAGCAACCAGGTCAATCATTAGACCGTCAATTGCGTTTTTAATCTGATTGCGTGTGATCTGATCATTTGGTTCAAACAAGAACTGCTTGCCGATGATGTCCAAGCGTCCACGGATGAATGCAACCAAACGTGACACGTTGATGCGATCCATAGCGGTTGTAAGGCTTGTGGTGGTTTTGTTACCAAAGTTGGTGATACCAACACCCGGAATGAATGTGATTGGGTTGATAGCGTTTTCATACAAGACATCACGCAGACCTTGACGTACACCCAATGATACAAACTCACCTGTGGTAGCATTGACATAGCCCAGTTGTACAGCATTGTCAATTACGCCACGACGGGTGCCGGCTGGCGCAAACCAAGGAAATGATACTTCGTCACTGCGAATAATTGTGCGAATCATCATGTGACTTGGTGCTGTTACCACTGGGCTGCCGCTCAAGTCAGTTGTTTGGCAACTTGGGTAGAATACCCCCATGTACTGATTGCCCACTGTCAAGCCGTCTCCTGTGTCTAGACCTAAGCCGTTATTGTTGCTGGCCCACAGCAAGATGTCTTGTGGATCTAAGCGTAGCGGTGTATCACCAATTACAAAGCCGGTGTTGTTGCGCTCGTTGTTGAGTGCAATCATGTTTGGCATCAACTCTGGATATGCGGGAGTTGCCATCAAGTTGAACTGACGTTGTTCTTCGCGAATATCTGTGTTTGTATCAATGCCGGACTTCAGTGCAGCCACAATCATGGCACGTTGTGCTTGGCGGCCCATGTATGGAGCACCATTGGCTTTTAGTCCACTTGCTGTTACCCAAGCATTGGTCACTGCGGGCAGTGTATCATCTGGGAATGTGTCAGCATTGAAGTAGTCTACTTGGAAACTCTTGACATTGAATCCTGAACGGCGTGTGTTGAACAACAACATACCTTGTGGATACAGTGTAGACTGTGGAGCATCTAGGTCCAGGTAATCACTGGTCAACAAACTAGTGATAGTTGGGAACGGTGCTGTAATGGGATCGGTAGTGCCGTTTGGTGCCCAACGTGCATCAGCAAATAACACACCATTTTCTGTAGTTTGGTCAGTGTTGTCAATGGCCACCCACTGATCAACTCCATTCACTGGCTGCCAGCGATACAGTCTTGGATAGTTTTCTAAATCACTTGTGTCCACCCATAGATCACCAAAAACTAATGGCGATTCTGATTCGTCTGTCTGTGTTGTTGGTGCAGTGGCACTGATAATAGGCCCTGTAGCATTGGTTGCACTTAGATCGTAACCACGAATATCGTTTGTCACGTTCTGATAACCTTGCCATGTGCCATTGTCTTGAATCATGATGTCAACTTGATCAGTTGCACTGTAGTACCATAAGCGACCATCTGCTGGGTCTTGATCAGGAGCGGCATCACTTGCTGTGTATGTGAATGTAGGTGTACCAACCCAGTTGCTCAAAATTAACCCAGTAGCAACACCATTTGCATAGTTGTTTCTTACTCCACGAACGCTGGTGCTAAACCCAGCGGTAGTGACTGGTGTACCAGTTATATTAATTAATGCTATTGTTCCGCCGGCTGCGTGTGTAAACACAACAGCACCTGCACTGTTGACTGTGGCACTGACGTATGGAATATTGGCACCACTAACTCCAGCAATGAAATCTTCAACTGTGGTTCCTGCTAGTGTAACTATAGCAGTTGTATTAATAGCAGTGCCTGGTTGGCTGGCTGTAATGTTAAATGAGTTACCAGACACAAACGGACCCGGAGTAGCATCGTTGCCTGTGATTTCTGTTGCACCAGTGGCATATCTTTCAAATATTGTAAAACTTGATGTGTTATTTTTTAATATGTTTGCATGAGCATATGTAGATCCAGCTGGAATATTTTTTCCGCCGCCACTGGGATCAGTTGCATACAACTCTTCATTTTCAGTAAGATATATTGGACATGTTTGTGCAACAAATGCACCTAGAATTGTACTGTATTTTTTAACAACAAACTGAGCTCCCTGATTCACATCAGTAATTTTTTGCCATACACTTCCAGTTGGTGCTGGCTGTGTTTGAGTCGCACCCCAACGTGGAACTGTATAACTTGGACTTACTTGATAGGTAGGAGCAAAATACTCGGTTGCTGTGATGCCCAATGTTGTCAGCGCAGTGCCAGATATGTTGGCTATTGAAATAATGCCAGTGTTGGCCGTGCTGCCGTCGTTGGTGGCAGTGGAATCAGCATACATGTATAATTTGCCACCAATTGTGGCTGCATATACTCCAGTAATGGCTGCGTCATTAATCGCATCAGCAATGCCATCCACTGTGTTGTTAGGGACAGCAGGAACTGTGATTGTTACGTCATTAACAGAAAAAGTTTGTGCGGCAGTCAACGTAGTTGGAGCCAATGTGCCTGACACAGTTGGCCAGGCAGTTTTCCATTCGTCACTACCAACCAATACCCAGGTATTGTACAAATCTGACAGTGCAGTAGCACTGGTCTGTGCGGATGTTGGGCCACCACGCTTGTAGTATCCTGGATTAAATGTACTGGTTGCAGTAACAGCATAATCACCAATGCTGCCAACTGTCTGCAGTGGAACTGAAGTTCCTGTTTCTAACTGTGTAGTGTTGGTGATCACAATAGGAGTTTGAACAGTAAAGATACCAGTTGTGATATTCCACTGGAAGATGCCCCATTCAGTGTTTGTAGTATCAAACCAATAGGTATTGTTGGTTGGAGCACCCAATGGGCGTGTCAATGATGCTGTTAGTTCTGTTAAATCAATGTCAACACGCTGAACATAGCAACGATTGCTTACACCCAGTGCAGAGTATGCTGCCAACAAGCCGTATTCGTTTAGTTCGTACCCATTGATTGGAGTACCAGCAGTGGTCTTGTAGAAGAATGGATTGCCAAACGTAGCGGCCAAATCTCGCTGACTGGTCATTAAATAAACACGGTTAGCATTTGCTGCCAATGTTCCTGGTGCAACGCCAACTCCAGCGGCACTGGTTTTGTTCTGTGCCGTTGCTATTAAAATGTATGGTACTGAATTGGTAGCAGCAGGGATATATTGACTTTCGTCGATAATCGTTACTTCTACGCCTGGGGATACTAATGCCATGGTTAAATCCTTTTTCTAAGTTTTAATATTTAGCACCTATGCGTAAAAAACACGATCATTCAACCCTTTGCAAAGGTTTTTGTCGCTAAATACTCCATGCAAAGACCTTTATGCCCTGCTTGTAATCAAAGATCGTGTGCCATTAACTACTATCGCGATGGTGTGCCGCACTATAGAACACGCTGTGACCACTGCGTCAAGAAACAACGTCGAGTAAAGCCGCCACAGGCTCGTTGGAAATCCGCTGGCTATAAGAAAAAAGCCACGTGCGATAGATGTGGCTTTAAATCAAAATATTCTGCACAAACGTCAGTGTATCACGTGGACGGCAACTTACACAATACCAGTGTTAACAATCTGAAAACAGTGTGTTTAAACTGCACAGTTGAGATCACAAAGTCCGACTTGCCCTGGCAGCCAGGCGATTTGGTGCCTGATCTATAACAGTCTGTATTTGCGTGTACAGTGAGTCAATGTCAGAGTTATTGTACAAAACAAAATCAAAGGCACTGCCTACCCAAGCTGTTTCGCTGGCATGAATACCTTCATTCTTTAACCAGTCTTGTGCTTTGACATCGCCCTGATTTGCTTTGGCAGCAATATCAGTCCAATGCGGTTGAACACCTCGCTCGATGCAGACAATGATACCACCGGCAGCTCGCAATGATTTAATTTCGTTGGGAAAACGGCAGTCGCTGATCACAACATTGTCTTGGCTATTACGTAATTTGTTTTCTAAACTGGCAATCCAAATGTCGTCGTGGAATCCAGAACGGCATACTTCTGTGCCCCATAACTGAAGCATTAACCGCGGAGTAAGTTCTGGCATGTTCAAACGTCTGGCCCACCAAGAGTCCACCTGTTCTCTCCATTCACGAGCCTGCGCTGTACGGCCTTCTAGCAGGGTACGATCCCAGCCAAACACCTGTGCCACTGCATCTTTAAGGCTGTTGGCAAAACTTTCACGCCTGTATTCGTGGAAATTCACCAGGTAGTCTGCAACAGTATCTTTACCAGATCCAATAAATCCGCATACGCCAATGATCATGATAATTCCGTTACATTTAAATGTTTGAGTGTGGTTTGCAACAATTCAATTTGTCTACGGCAGTCTTCTAACGCATGATGACTTGTAGGCGGTTTGGGCAGTCCTGGCCATAGAGCAAATACTGTTCTTGAATCTCTGACTGCATAAAACTGCCACGGAATTGGTTTTCCGTAACTTTTATAAGCATGTTCCAGGATGTTCATGTCATATGTGGGACCTTGTGCCCAAACACGATTGCTTTGCCAAATCAGCCGGCCTAACTCATCCAGTGCTTGGTCTAACGGAATTCGGTCTTGTTCGTGAAATGCTTCATCACGTGCTGCCGCAGGTTGAGTTGCCCACCAGTCAATTGTGCCTTGTTGGATTGATCTATTTTCTTGGCTCTCCAGTGTAATACGAGCATAGTATTTGCGCTCATTGTATCCGGAGCCCAATGGATCAAAACTCTGGGCCGCAATGGTTAGTATTGTGGTGTCAGGGCCGGTGCCCAAACCTTCTAAGTCAATCATTAAATCTGCCATGTGTTATTATAACACACAACTGTATGATTTGCAA